ACCTCAGCGTTCTGCGCAATGACGATAGCCCCACGGAATGGCGGCTCATAGGTTTCATTGCCCGAGTTTTTCAACCCCCGCGCGCGAACCGAGCGGCCGTTGAAAGCAGTCTTCAGTTCATCCCAGTCAAAACCTTTTTGCTTCGCGTCCTTACCGTCACCGCGGTCGCCCTCAATGAGTACAACCGGCATGTTTGAAACCTGGCTAAAGTTACGAGCTCGCGCTGCCAGCGTTGACTTCGAAGGGTCAAAGCCTTCATAGTCGCGACGGCCGCAAAGCTTCCACATGAACTCAATCAGTGTCGATTTACCAGTACCGGGCTCACCTACAATTTCAAGAAACGGAAAGCTCTTGTGCTCTTCACGTATTTGCTCAGCAAAAAGCGAACCGAACCAGAACGCCAGCGCGGCAAAGCCCTTAGCGTCAAAGGCATTCCACAGGGTGTTAGCCCATGAGGTGTTCAGCTTTTTAAAGTCGGTCTCGAGGTGCAGGTCAACAGACTTGTTTAAACTCTTAACGCTGAGCTTGCCAAGGTCAAAGTAGTCTTCTTCGTTGAGCGTCGACACCTGACCATCTTTAACCGCCACATCACCCAGCACGTATGCACGGTGCGTTTTGCTGTAACCAATGAAGTCCACTGTTTGAACACGCTTAATGTCGTAAAGCTGCTCTTTCATTAAGCGGTCTAGTTGCCCCGCTGTACCAGTCCAGACCGCACCCGGCGCAACACCCATCAAGCGCTTTTTAAACTCGCTGGCACTGGAAAGCTGGCCACCAGTAAACGTGTTCTTTACGTCTTCGCCGTCATGCGGAAAAGAAACCTTGAAGTAGTACCAGCTTTCATCAGTCAGTTCATTCGCCTGGTAATACAACGCTTGCGGGTAGCACGCTGCAATTTCAACTACGGTACCAGACTCTTTAAGCGCTTCGTCCTTCAGCTCTTCTTCGTTGCGCCCATCGTTATCAGGGCTGTTAATAAGCTGGTCCAGCGCCTTGTTGTAGCGGTCAAGGTCCATCTTAAACCAGTAAAGGCGGCTGTCTTTGCTGAATGGGAACTCCTTCTTGCCCGTTTTGCGGTACATGAGCTTTGCTTTTTCGTTCGCACTTTTCGCGATCAGCAGGTCGCCCAGGTATTTGTATTCTTTCAAGTCATCAGGTTTCAGCCGGTCACGCTGCAGCAGCTCATTCCAGTCCAGCTTGAAGCGGCCTTTAGGTGGCTGAGCTGCGCCGCATTCCCAGCCTTCTTTGCGGTATTTGGTGACAAACTTACGGGTGAATTTCTCACCGGCCTTGCCATCGTCCAGAGCAAATATCAGTTTTGGACGCTTCTTAACGCCCGCGTTCGCCAACCGCTTCTGCAGCTGCTCCAGCGCAATGTCAGGGTAGTTGTTGCAGCTCATTAAACTAACGGCCTGAATGCCAATATGCGTGAGCGCAATAGCGTCAAAGATGCCTTCAACTAACCAGATTTCATCTGTATTGATGTCGAACGTAGGCGGCTCCCACCAATAACCTTGGTAACTGCCTTTAAAGTTCGCCTTCATCTTGCCGAAGCGCTGGGGCTTATCAATAAAGCGCTCCCATGTTGCGCCGTTCGGCAGGTCGAATAGCACCGTGGCGGTGCCAATATCGCGCTTAGGGCACCAGTAAGAGCCTTGTTTAAACCAACCACTGATTAACTCTAGGCGAAAACCGCGCGCATCACGCATGTATGCCTTGGCAGTGGCAATAGGGTCTTGTGGTGTTGGCTGGAATCGCTCTGACCAGCTATTGAACAGATCGGAATAAATGTCCTTGATATGAATTTCAGAGCCGCACTTATTCAGGCGGCCGCAACGCAGCACCCAAGGCGCCTCAGAGTTTGCATACAGTTCTTTTTTACCACAACTGGGGCAACGCCCCTGCTGAAGAAAGCCCGTAGCGCCCTCTTTAAAGCCGTAGTCATTTAAAAGGCGAGGTAAAACCTCGCGCTTCAGTTCTAAATTCATTAGGCTGCTCCCGTTAACCCACGCACGCGGGCTTAGCCGTTTGCTGTTTTTGTTGTTATGCCACGAACCTCAAGGTTCACAGACGGGTCAGGCATTGCTGAAGGGGTAATGGTGTGAACAATCTCTTCCATGGTGGCGTAGGTGTGGCCACATTCGATGTTCTGGCACTGCAGGTATCGCTTGGTGACAAGCTTACTTTCCTCTTTGGATGAACGAACCTTGGCGCATGAACCGCAGTGAGGGCACTTGTAGCGCCGAGTGGTGTATCTTACTTTTCCGTTCAGGGCGGGCTTGTTACTTTGCATGTCGCTAACTCCTTCTTGCCATTGCCGGCAGTTATTTATTCTTTTCTCTAATGGACTCAACTACCATCATGCGCACCTGGGCGCTTACCGAACGGAAGTTTTCATCCGCGCGGCGCTCAATCTCTGCAAGCTCTTCAGGCATAAGGCGAACCCAGACAGGCTTCGAGGCGACACCCCGGGGGGAATATGTACGTGCTTGTTTTTTTGTAGTATTCATGGCTGTATCATTGTGCAAGTTAAATAAGTACAGCTATTCTTTCTATATTCATGCAAAAAGTCAACGGTGATTTTGAACGATGAAAATTATAAGGCAATATCAAAACGCTTGGCGGAAGAAAGAACTCGCTTGGGGCTGTCTCAAACCAAAATGGCGGAACTGGGCGATTACAGTCTGGGCGCTTACCACAACTACGAAACTGCAAAGAAGCTACCAGACTTGAAATACCTGATAACCGCGCAGGAAAGGGGGCTTGACTTGCTTTATGTTATTCACGGAAGGCGCAGCAGCGAAAGCGGAAGCGAAGCGCTTCAGGGGCTTATGAGAAAAATTGAACAACTCAGCGAAAAAGAAAGGGCCGCAATCACGGCCCTGGTCGACGCGCTTGCAACCTAGTCAGGAACCGCGCTGTTTTTAACTTCCATCTCTAACGCTGTCGTGAAGCCAGCATCAGAAATCGAGTGGGTTACTCGCACCAATATCCAGTCTGCAGCGTCTATCTGGCGCTTGTAACCCTCTACCTTCACTGGCGTTTCAGGGTACAAATCAGCATTACCTTCCGCCAAAGTCACAGTAAAACTGGCCGCCCCGCGTTGAATTTTATCCCATGCTGCCCGTGCAGCACGCTTTGCGTTGCGCTCGTTCGCGTAAATATGCCTGAGCACCTTTACGTTCTCGCTGTCGCCGGCCATGTACTGATTGTCGCTTCCGGAAACTTCAGCGCTGTCTATTTCCGCTCGGTCGTTATCTTGCCATTGAGCAACCACCCCAGTGTAAGCCTCGCGGTCGGCTACTGCGAAGTTGTGCATGTCGCCCTGCTGGCGTTTAATTGTGATCGCATTGAGGCGCATGCCGCTGGCTGTCTTGCTCTCGCCAGACTTAATGAAAAGCAACCGTTCATTTTTAACCGTAGCAATGGCGTCAAACTCGGTAGCCAGGCGGGAAAGAAAGCCGGCATCTGACTCACTTTGCTGGTCGATATGCTCAATCACTTCACTTTGCCATTGTTCATCAACAGCGCTTTGCAGGTTATGGCGCCCGGCAATAATTTCAACAATATCCTTTATGCTCAGGTCGTCATAACTCTCTTCGTGCAACCGCTGCAGGCCTGCGCGCATGTCTGCAGATTTGCCCGATATACTCAGCACGTCAGCGGGCCCAGTGTGCCGAACCTCGTCAATGGTGAAAACGCCCTTATCAGTCAGCCCTTCACCTGCCCAACCAATCCACACCTGAACCTTAGCCCCGCGCGGTGGCATATCTAGGCTGCCGTCACTGTCATCAAGAGCAATGTCCACGGTATCGGTCTCAAAGCCCTTGTTGTCGACCACGCTCAGATTAATCAGGCGGTCTTTAATTTCGGTGGTAATGTCATTGCCATTCACCACCACCTTGTAAGCCGGCTGCTTTCGCTCGTTGTTTTTGGGTAGCATCAGCGCAGCCCGCCTAAGATACTTGCACCCAAGCTCAGGTTGCCAAGGTCAGCACTGCCAATGCGGTTGCGTGACTTATCATCAGTACGCTTTAGCTTCATGCTGAATTCAATCTTGCGGGCAGCGCCGTCATTGAAAAACTCGGTCTTGGTTTCCTTGATATCCAGAATTGCAAAATGGCCGTACGTGTAGCCTTCGCCATCTATCAGCGGGTAAGACTTACCACTGTCAGCCATTCGGGTGACCTCGTTCAGGCTGGCTCTGCCACCAGTAACCTCTGGCCGCAGTTCTCCGCTGAGCGTTATAAATTCGTTATCTACCCCTGTAAACTGACTGGATGGCCGGGCGCCCACCCGGGGGTTGTCCGGGTGTCGCCAAGCTTTGTCATGCTCAAGGGTTTGGTAAGGTGCGGTTCTTCGCTCAAACACAAAGAACCCTAGCGTCATCATCATGCGCAATTACTCCAAGTCAGCTAAACGCGAACGCTCGCGCGCAGCTGCGCGGCGGTCTCTCTCTTCAATTTGCCGCGCAACTTCACGCGCAATATCTTGCGGGCTTTGCCCAGGTGCAGCCTGAATAACAATAGCCCCTGGTGCAATCTCTGTGCTGAACTGTTGGGTCAGCTGAGGCGACGGCTTGGAAACCTGCGCGCGCTGCCGAACAAAGGCCTGCTCGTCCGTGTTTATTCTGCGTATCACGTCAGAGTTGTCAGGCATTCCGGCTGACTCAACCCGCTCACGAATGGTGCGTGTGGCGTCCTCAATCTCAGGCAGTGAAGCGGCTTGCAGCTCCTGAGTTATGATCATGGTGCCGTTCGGCATTTGCACCATGCGCGCAGGCTCAACCACTTGGTTTATTTGCTGCTGCTCCGCCGCCGCTGGCATGGCAACAGCCCCAAGCATGATAGTTCCAGCCGCTGCAGCTTTTAGCTTGTCAATGCTTCGGTCCATCTCCTTGATGGGCGCAGCATTGTCACCAAGACCGATGGCCAAGCCATTCATGGTGTCATCACCATACTGCTGAAACACCTTGCTTGGTGAGTTAATGCCAAGCTTTTCTTTAAACCAGCCTGCAACGGATTCAGCGGCTCCGGTAACGCGGTCGCGCACCTCAGCCAGCTTGCCCGTTATACCGCCCATAAGGCCGTTCAGTATCTCAGCGCCAAAGCCATTAAACCGCTCTGGCAAGCTACCAAAGAACTGAAAGGTCGACTGCCAGCCTTGCATAATCAAGCCAAGGGGTGACCATTTGAATATGGTTTTCATCAGCTCCCACGTTTCAACTGCAGCCGCGTGCCAGTCAACCTCTCGGATCCAATCAAGCACCGCAGTAAACCCTTGAACAACCAAGCCCAGTGGCGACCATTTGAATACGGTTTTCATTAAATCCCATGCTTGCGAAGCTCTACCCGCCCAATCAATCTGACCAAGCCATTCGGAAGCCGCCGAGAATCCTCGGGTCATCAAGCCCAGCGGTGACCATCGGTAAATGGTTTTCATCACATCCCAACTGCGACTTGCTGCGCCCCGCCAGTCTACGCCTTTTAACCAGTCGACCGCACCACCAAAGGCGCGAACCATCAAGCCAAGTGGCGACCATTTGAAAAGGTCGCTCAGCGTCACTCCAAAGCGGTCCATAATAGACATGGCGCCTTTAACCAACCCGCCCAACATTCTGAACGGTGCGGTTACCAGGTAAATAGCTGGCTTAATGATAGCCGCCAGAACGCGGCTAAACGCTTCACCTGCAGAGCCTGCTTTTTGCAAAGAATCAGATCCGGATTCCACAGGCGTTAACAGACCTGAGAACCAGCCGGCCACCGACTTAATGACCGAGCCAAAACCCTTGAACATATCAATCACAGGCTGCAACGCTGGCATAATTGGCGCGAACACACCTTTAAAGCTGCCCGCCATTGCGCGTACCGCATCGAACACCGGTGAAAGTCCGTCAACTATTCCGCGGCCAACGCCTTTAAAGAACGCTGTCAACGGCTCCCAGTATTTGCGCACCAGTATTACGGCCGCCACAATACCGGCAATGCCTGCTATTACCCAGCCAATCGGGGTGGCCATCAGCGCAGCGCCAAACTTCAGGGTAATTGCAGTCAACCCTTTAAACACAGCCCCCAGCATGGGCAATAGCTTTATACCCAGCACGGTGGTGGCATATCGCATCATAGCGAAGGGGCCAAGCAAGCCAGCAATGGTTAAGGCCAGCGTGCCGCCTACAGCGGCCAATGCGGCAGTGGCACCGGCAACCATTGTAATAGTTCGAACCAGCTCAGGGTTTTCCTTCATCCATGAGCCAACGGAACGAACTACCTCGGTGACATTCTGGATTAACTCACGAATCCCTGTGTCGTTGGTTTCGAACAGCTGAATGCCCACATCCTGCCATGCTGAGCTTAGGGATTGCATATCGCCCTTTGCGTTGTCAGCCATTACATTAGAAACTCTCATGGCTTCACCAGCAGAATTTTCGAGTATGCGAACGAACTCTTCAATCGCGCCTTCCCCTTGCTGTTTAACCAGCTCGGATATACCCGCGCCTGCACGGGAGCCGAATATCTGAGCCAACACCTCCGCCCGCTCTGCATTCCCCATTTCCTTTGTGGCGTCCATGACATCCTGAAGTATGGCCGGCATTGCACGCATGTTGCCTTCAGCATCTTTTGTGCTGAGCCCTAGCGAATCCATTGCAGCTGCTGCGGGCCCTGTTTGGCTTACCAGTCGATTGAATATTTCCCTGAGCGTAGTACCCGCTTGGCTACCCTGAATACCAATATTCCCTAGCAAGCCAGCCATGGCCGCCGATTCCTCCACGCTGATACCCAACTCCCGCGCATTAGGAGCCATGTATTTCATCGTTTCACCAAGCATATTCAGATCTACGTTCGCACGCGTTGCTGTCGCAGTAAGAACGTCGGCAAGCCGATTCATCTCAGCAGGCGCCATACCGAAGGCTGAAAGTATATTGGATGAAATATCCGCCGTTTGCCCTAGCGCAAGGTCACCCGCCCTGGAAAGCGCGAGCATTGCCGGCATGGCATCTTGAATGGCTTTAGGGTCAAAGCCAGCCATGGCCAGAAAGCCCTGACCCTCACCAACCTCTGTTGCTGTGAAGCTGGTGGTAGCCCCCAGCTCCCTTGCTTGCGCCCTGATAGCGGCCATCTCAGCAAAATCTTTTTCCAAACGCGTCAAAGCCTGCACTCGGCTCATGGTCGCGTCAAACTCTGCGCCCGGGCCCATCATTCTGGCCCCAGCATACAGCGCCGCAGAACCGCCAGCTGCAGAGCGGGCACCAACGCCCGCAAGCTGCCCCCGGAACTGCATGGTCTGGTCATAAGCCTGCCGCGCCTGAGAAAGCCTGCGGGTCTGCTCGTTTACCTGCTGTAGCTCGCGCTTTTGTCGTGCAAGCGCCTGTGTTGCCTGGTCGGTTTGCTGGCGAAGGTTTCGGCTCTCTTGCGCAAGGTTGCGGGTGTTTACACCGCTTTGCTGCAGCGCGCTGCGTTGCTCTCGTGCTGTTCGTGTCAGAGAATCTTTCTGGTCACGCAGCCGGCGAACGTCTGCCTGGGCGCTCTTCATTTCGCGCGCCATGGCTCTGGTTGGGTTTTGTGCGTTTCTGAATTCACGTGAAAGCTGCTGAGCGCGCTGCTGGGCACTGTTCAGCTCTCGGCTTGTGGTTTGCAGGGAGTTTTGCGTTTGACGGAAGCCATCAACGCGCTTGGCCTGGTCGTTTAGTTCGCGAATGCGACCTTGTGTAGCTCTTATATTTTGAGAAGCTCTGCTGGCAGCTTCACCAGTCGAGCGCAGCGGCTTGGTTATCTTGTCTACTGCAGAAAGCAGCACCTGAAGGCGTAGTTGTCCTGACATGTTTATTCTCGGCGGTTCAGGGCCTTCAGGCGGTCAATGGCTTTTTCCCGCCATCCGGCTAGTTCTTCTAGCTCCATGGGCGCCATGTCTTCCGGCGCCCAATGGAACACGCACGCAATGTCTGCCATTGCGTCATCAACTGAGTTAACTAGCTTTCTGGGTTCTCCATCTCGCCCCGCATCTTCCGGCTGAGCAAAAAAACAGATAGCGCGCTCCCGATTTGTACCAGGTCGGCAGGATCTAAGTTCATTACTTCCATTTCACTGAGTGACGGCTGGGTAATCCGCGGTAACACTTTGTTCAGTGCGTTGACGTCCATTTGCAGTACATCAGTAAGCGCCACGCCGCGAAGCTCACCAGAGCGGGGCTTGCGAATTGTGATCACGTTAATCACCTCTTCGCCCCGCTTTACTGGCGTGTCCAAGGTGACCTTCTCAAACTGCTGTTGGGGTTGTTGTGTTTGTTCTTTTGCCTTGTCAGACATGATTGCTCTCCGCTTAAAAAAGCCCCGTGCCCGGGGCTTTGATTGGTTTATTAGTTAACTTACAGGCCGATTGCGCGGCGGTGCTCTTCGAGCATGTCAACGCCATTCACAATATGCACCATGGCCACCGTGTCGATTTCAACTACGGTTTCACCGTTCACCACCTCTTTGTAGTAGGTGTTCACAAAGTTAACCGTGGTATTGCTTTCTTCACCGGTCTTGTAGTCGCCACGGTCAATTTCCTGAATGCGGCCGCGTTGGACAATTTCCACAGCAGTAACTTCGCCCGTATCGTCCTGTTGGAATGAACCCGCAAAGCGAAGCATTACGGCGTCATGCGTAGCGCTTGCGCTGTTGCGCAGAATGTCAGCTTCGTAACCACCCAAAATGCAGCTGGTGTCTAAAGCGTCATCGTCAAAGCCCATATCTGTTTTTGCGGCACCAGGCATTCCGCCACCGCGGTACACTTCCATTTTTCGGCTCAAGCTTGCGGGCGTGAATTGCTCCGCTTGGCCAACCCAGTTGTCCCCGTTGAAAAACAGGTTCATGTATTTAAGCTTTCTTGGTAATGCCATGTTCTTCCCCTTACGCTGCAGCGCCTGCTTGCAGCCAGTGAGTAGGGCAGCGGCTACGCACCGCTGCGCGTTTAACTATTAAGCCGCGGCAACCGCTGCAGCAAAGTCGATTAAGTAGCGGTCTGTAATCCGCTGCTGGAATACCAGGTCTTCAAGCGGTGGCACCGGCGTGTAGTCGTAGTCGATGTACAGCTTGCCTGCCTTCAGCGTGTCCTGGTCGTTCAGCTCTTCGTTGTACCAGGCTTCACCGTTCACGATATAACCCAGCGAACGCAGCTCCCGGAACTTGGCGTTAATACCTTCAACGATGTCTTTAACCAGCGTTGGTGTAATTGGCTTATCAACCGACCACATGTGCGCTTCTGCAATTGTGTCTGCAAGCACCTGAGCGGTGCGGGTGTAGTTCTCAAACGCAAAGAGCGGGTCATCTGACGTAGTGCGAGAGCCCCAGAAGCGAAAGCCACCAGAGCGAATCAGCGTGGTTACATCGTTGCCATTGAGGTAGCCGGCATCAGTTGCAGGGTCCTGCAGGTCAAAGAAAATGTCTTTGGTAATGCCGTCAACGCCGTTAACACCTACGTTCGAAAGGGTTTTATGCCAACCAGTTTCGCGGTCGATTTTAGCCCGCAAGCCAAGGGCTACAGCCGAAGCCCAGAGGGCGTTGCTTTCGTTGGCGTTAACATCCCACGCGGTGAAGTCTGGCCAGATAACCATGAGCTCACGCGCTGAGAAGTTTTCGCGGTAGGTCACAACTTCTTCTTTGGTTTGGCAGTCGTTTGCGTACACGTAGCCGAACGCGCGTAGCTTTGCGGCAATCGCCGCTAATTCACTCGCCACCGCCAAGGCATCAAGCCCAGGTGCACCGATGATGCGAGGCTTAACGCCAAGCTTTGTTTCTGCTACCAGCAACGCTTGCAGGCCAGTGTACTTGCCTGTTTCGTCAACGGTACCGATAACATTTGAGGTGGTTTCTGCTTCGTCAACGCCTTCCTCAACACGAACCACTACTACCAGTGGGTTGGTTTGCGAGGTAATTGCGCGCAGGGTTTTGCTTAACGTGCCTTCGGTACCGGCTTTGCCAATCGCGGCTTGCGGGTTTGTTAAAAGCACCGGCGTGTTCAGTGGGAATTTCTCTGCGTCTGCATCGCTAGCAGTGGCCACAAAGCCAATGATAGACGTCGCTACGCTGCGAATGGTGCGGGTGCCTTCGTTTACTTCGACAACTCGCACGCCGTGATGGTATTCCATAGGGTTTCTCCGGTCCGGTTGGTGGAACAGTTCGTTACATGCAAGGCCAAGTTTGCAGCGTTGTTGCGGGGCGGGCTATCTGGCGCGGTTGTAGGGAGTATGCTGACAACGTAAAGGGCGTGACAGGGGCGGCGAGCGCCCCTGTTGGGTTGGTTTAGTCTTCAAACAGAGGGAATCGCGCTTTAATTTCTTCGACCTTCGAGCGCCATGCTTGTTCTGCTTCGCTGGTTTGGTCAAATTGCCACTCCATGTATAGCGGGTCAGACTCTTCGCGGTACGCCTTTTGACGCTTGCAAAGAACCTGTTCGCGCTCAAAATTGTACTGGCTTTGCACTGATTCAATTTGCTCCTGGTTCATGCCAAGGTTTTGCATGTAATCAACGCTGTGGTCGGTGTGCGTCACACCTTTGTAGATATAGCTAAAGCTCATGGTTAGTTCTCCTGAACGGTTTTGTGAATAGCGCAGTGCGCAAATTAAAGGTGTTCGCGTGACTGGCGTGGCCAAGCCATGATTGAACCTTTTGTTGGATAGTCTTAATGTCCATTGTTCCTGCAGCGTACTTCTTGCGGTACTTCTTCATGTTCGTTTTCATTCGCTTCACACTGCACTTTCTTAGCAGGCGGTGTGTTGAGTAAATCCGGTACCCAAGAAAGTCCAGCGCTCGCCCTTTACCCACTCCAATGGGGAACACTTGTGTTTTTTGGTTAGTGCGAAGCCCAAGCTGCCCGTTAATGAATCGCTCAACGTCTACGCGCCACTGGTGCAGTTGCTGCTTGTCGTGGTGGATAAATACAAAATCATCCATGTAGCGCAGATAACGCTTTGCCCGCAGCGTATGTTTTGCGTACCGGTCAAGCTCATGCAGATACACATTGGCGAACAGCTGGCTGGTTAAGTTGCCAAGCGGTATGCCTACGCCTGGCGCGTCTGTTGGGCTGGCATCAATAATGTATTCAAGCAGCGAAACCATGCGCTGACACTTGAGCTTGCTGCTAACTAGCTGCTTTAGGACGTCATGGCGAATGCTTGAGAAGTAACGGCTTATATCTGCCTTAAGCGCGTATGCCTTCCCATGCTGCCGCTCAACTTGTTGAATGAAAAGTTGTGCGCGGTCGGCACCTTTGTGCGTGCCTTTGTTGTTTCTGCAGGCATAAGAGTCGTACTCGAAGCGCTTATCAAAAAGCGGCTCTATCAAGTTGTAAATTGCACGATGAACAACGCGGTCACGAAAGTTTGGCGCCGATATTAAGCGCCGCTTCGGCTCGAACACGTAAAACTGGTGATAGGGTGAGGCGTGGTACATACCCCAGGCCAGCTCGTTCTGCAGGTCTATGATGTTTTCCTCAAGGTCATTGAAGAACTTTAGTGAAGAAGCCTTGTGGGCTTTTCCTTTCCTGCATTGGTACGCCGCTGTAAGCAGGGCATCAAACTGAATTAACTGCTCATAAAGGCAGCCACTGGACGCATCCAGCGGCTTAATCTGTTTTTCAGCATTTGCTGAGGCTGCCGCATCCTTTTGAATATGGCACTGACACTGCCCCGTGAGGCAGGTGTTTCTGGCCGTGTCATCAAGAGCGGGGCGAAACCCATTGTTGCTGTTCGAATTAGAACGGGAGTTGTTGAGGTTCAAAGCCCCCAGCCCGGCATTCGAGCCGTTGTTCCAATTGCCGCCACGTAGCGGGAGACGCATCATAATGCTGCAGCCTTAATCGGTGGTTTTGAATTTACGTGCTTAATCCAGCCGCCCAGCATCTTGCCAATTTCTACCATCATAGTGATCCAGATTTGGTAACGGCGCGTGTCGATGTGGCCAAGCTCTTTTGAAAGGCGGGCTTGTCGCTTCAGAAGCGTTAGCTCAACGTCAAGGTCGGTCAGCGTGGTCTTCTTATGGTAACGCTTAAGTGCGGTCACAATTAGGCGGTGAGTTCGCCACATCGTTGCGCGAATCTCCGCCGCAAGTCCATGCTTCTCATAACGCGGGAACTGCTTAAGAACTACGTATCCGTACTTAATCATTTCAAGGCATTTCTCTTCAATGCTTAATGACTGCGACATCCTTTACTACACCTTTTTAAAAAGGCCGCGCTACCGCGCGGCAGACAAAACACAATACTCAGTTACACAAAGAAAGCGGGGCGAAACCCATTGACGCTGACCGAATAAGAACGGGAGCTGAGGAGGCTCAAAGCCCCCAGCCCGGCACGCGAGCCGATGCCCCAAGTGCCGCCACGCAGCGGGAGACGCTCGCCATAGTTCCGCGTGTACAGTCGACCGCCAACAGTCTGGTCTGTCGCCGTTTCCAGCAGCAAGCGGCGCAGCAGCTGAATAGGCGTGTAACTTGGGTCTTGTGACATGCTCCGGAAGTCAATCGCGCTGGTGTTTCCAGAGTTCGTATCATCCCCGAGATCACCCATGCGGTTGGTTACTGTGGAGTTCAGAATAGGGCTGCCGCCAGTCTCAGAGGTTGAGTCATAATACGCCTGGTGAGGCGTCCAGTTAGCCTCTGCAACTGCTGGGTTATTGTCCAGCGTGGTAATGATTCGGCCGTCCTGAAGCTTCATCTGATCGATCCATTCCCACACGTTTCCAACCAGGTCTTGAATGCCAAAGTCGGTATGGTCATGACCCCAAGCAGCAGGGCCTTTGCCTGTATCCGTGCGGCCCGTTCCATCCGTGTCGCCAGGAATGCCGCCATCGGCGCGTGGTGACGTTTCCCAGTTGTTCTCATGGCTTCGGCCGTAGTTGGTATTTCCGCGCGGTACGGTGCCGTTGGCGAGCGACCATAGTGCAATAGCTGCCCACTCGTGAATGCTCATCAAGTGCCATTGTTCGCCCTTCCGTGTGCAGAAGTCTTTTGCTGTGTCAAAGTTTACGCTGACACGCGGCTGAATGCCGCCAACCACTGCTGTGCCGCCTGCTGCATTAGAGGCAAGGTATTTACCAATCAAGATTTCCGAGCGCGGGGCGCCGTTCGTCTGGAATGCTGGGTGTGTGCCATTGCCCAGGTCAAGCTCGGTTAGGCCAAGGTCTTCTACGTTGAAGCGAGGCACAACCACCATCACGTTAGGGTTTCCCTGTGCGTCATAAACAACTGTGTTCTTGCCGCCACTCGCGCTTTCGACGGCTTTCTTATAGCCGTCTGTTGCGATAATGGTTAAGTTGCTTGCCTTGCTTTCATAAGTATCTTCAACCTGTTGAATAGACTGGTCAACTTTCTGGTCAATGTTGCCCATCTTCCCGGCCACTTCCTGAGCTAGCTGCTGGGATGCTTGTGTTTGTTCGACCGATGCGGCCTTTAGGTTTTCAATTTGTTCAGCGATAGTGCTCACAGCGAGCCCTCCATAGTGCGAATGCGCTCACTTAACTGCATATTCCAGTGAGCGTTTTTGATGATTGCAGCGCCAGTGTTCAGGAACGATGCCGCTGCAGCGATAAACTCAGCATCCAGTACCAAGTTCAGGTTTTCTGCGCCCACCACAACGGTAACGCTATTGGTTGGCAGTGCGCTTAAGTTAAGCGTGAACCACTGAATGACCTTAACAGCGGGCGTACGGTAGCCCAGTGTTTTGCCAGACTGTGAATACACGCCAAGCAGCGTGCCGTCAGAAAGGAAAATTCCAATCTCGCGGATGGCGTATTCAAGCTCGCCATCAAACACGCCAGCCATGCGCATGTTCTGACCGCCGTCTTGCCAGTCATTAATCTCAATGCGCTCACGCTCGTTGTTAAGCTGCGTCTGGTTCTGGCGTGGGGTGTAAGCTGCGTCACCAAACGCCATGTGTGTAATCTCAGCTTTCAGGCCTTTGCTTTGTGCGTCCAGGCACGCGGCAAGGCCCTGCTGGGTGAACTGAAGTTTCAGTGCCATTAGGTCACTCCCATTAGTGAATAATCAGATATAACCAGCTGGTGTGAGCCACCGGCCAGCCGCCCTTCAATTTCAAATTCTTCAGGCAGTACGCCATTAAAAATCGCGTCATGCTCACGGCAGTCAATGCGGTGGGCTGCGTTGTATGTGCCAAGGTCGGCTTCTGTCTCGTCAGGTACCACTCCCTGTTCACTAAAGCCTGTGTCAAAAACGCCATAAGAAGGGCTGCAGCCAGCCGCCAGCGCAAACTCTTCATCTAACGCAATGCCCAGCTGGACATTAAAGTGGATACTGCCGCGCTTCGCTGTGTTAACGGTTTCCGTGACAAGCTTTAGCATTTCAGCCGTGATGAGGCCGTCATCTTCTCCGGTCAGGTTTTCGTTCAGCAAAGCAATGACGGTCATTGTTCCTGGTGTGCCGCTACCGTTTTGCTCCCACCACTCGGTAACATTGGTGCTAATGCCAAGCCCATCCAGAGCATGCTGAACCGCAAAGGGTGTGGCTTTGAATCTGTGCACCTCGTATGCGTTCTTAACTACGCGGCGCTTGGTGTGCTCGCCCCAGTGGTCGCTCCAGCTGTCTACTGAGTAGGCCCATGCAAGCCACGGTAGAAGCTCCGCGGGGCAGGTGTCCGGGTTCCATAGGTCGCGTATGTGTACGGGCAACGAAGTGCTGCTTTCAATAATGCGTTCAAGGTCTTTTTCCAGCGCGCTGGCGTTGGGTGGCAATAATGACTTAGCCATTGCTTACCTCGCTATTGACGTCGATTGACGTGCAGTAGGCTGCCTGTGTCGCGCTTACGCTGATATTTTCTTCGGGCTCGCGCAGAGCAACATTGTCAACGCCGGGCTGGTGAAGTGCTCTGTGCAATCCACTGCGCGTTATGTCGGCGCCTAAGCGATGTTGCTCGTCTGCGTACTTTTGCGCTGCAGCGATTGCTTGCTGCCTAATTACGCTAGCGTCCGGTCCTTGCTGCAGGTGTATGGTGGCTTCCACCTGGTAGCTAATAATGGATGCGCTTTGCACTGAAACACGGTCGCCTTGTGGCCGAATCTTTGAGGTGCCTAGCTGCTGGGTGCCATCCGCGCTAATGCCAAAGTGGGCGCGCACAGATTCAATAAGCTCGGCGCTGGAATGGCCGTTTCCCTCGTTGCTTAAAATGGTCAGCTCTATTTCTGTAGGCTGTGGGCTGGTGGCCAGTGCATCACGAACTAAGCCGTTAGCGCCCAGCGCGTGGAAAATATAGCCGTCGATGCTGCCAGCTGTGTTTAATCCGTCAAACGCCATTTGCACACGGCGGCGTAACGCTTCATCTTCTTCCATTACTGCGGGCTCTGGCGGGTTCGCATCAGGGTTGGCAGGCTGTATGGTCAAGCGCTCAATGTTGTAGCGGCTAGCCAGGCCGTCTAGGTCTTCGCGTTTTGCGCTCGCCAGTATATTGGCGCGGGTGGCGTCGTTAATTCGTGCGGTCAGGTACATTTCACGATACGCGAAAACCTGCAGCAATCGAGCGGCGGGGTCAGATTCCAAGCTGAGTGCTTGCGAGTATTCAGGATCCAAGTTAACAAGCATGTCTTTTAATGCCTGGTACTTCTCTTCGAAGTCGGGCACTTCAATAATGTCAGGCACTGGTACCTTCGATAAGTTAATCAAGCGGTATGTCGTCATTCGTTCACCTGTATGCCTGCAATCGTTATCATTTCGCCTGTGTCCACGCGCTCAGCTTCCATTGATATAATTACGCGGCCGCTTTGGTCGTGGTATGGGTCCAGCCTGGTGATATTTATGCGCGGCTCCCATTGGGT